GATGTTACTGTTAGTGCTAAAACTGCTGTGGACATTATTGTCCAGGTTAGTATTTTTTTGAGACGTGAAAACTCGCTCATATCTTTCCCTCCTGTTAGTCTTGTCTTAAGGCTGATCTTCCTAAGATTTTACACCGGTCGCATGATTGCGATCGATATAATGTTGGCATGGTTTAGTTGGCGTTCTTAGTGCTACTAAATCATAATCTTCAAATGGAGCATGGTTAACTCCTGTGCTTGATGTGTGTCTGTGACAACTTTCTCTCATTGTGCAATATCTCCCTGCGCAATAGTATCTTGATTCGGTTTCATGGTTATTACTCATTCTGAATCCTCCGAACGTAGTAATATGTAGTCATATGGATATGGACTTTTATGCGTATATTACTTGGAGGTAATTGAGATAACTACTCTAATCCTAAGATATTAGGAGTTTGCTGTAAGATTTTAGTCCTATAGTAGTTCCAAACAGCATATAATTCAGCACTTTCATATCGATTTACCAATGTTTTCAGTGTTGATAATGTTTGGATATCACCCAAGACCGGCATATACTTGGGCAACGCTGTGGCACCTGTATAAATGAATGGGCAGACCTTAAACCCTTCCAATTCTAAAAATGTAGGAATCAATCTCTCGATTAAAAATGTGAAGTTTGGCAATGAGTGATCATGTGCATAGTTACTTCGGCCAGCACCAAATACTTCTTCTTTAAATTTTGGATCTTTATCTGCTTCTGTGAACAGGCTACGACTGAAGGTCATGAACTTTTCCCAAAATCTGCGATTGCCAATAACATAGTTAGCAAATACAGTGCGCTTGTTATCTAACATCATGCTTTTAACATCTATCGTTTCATAGCCCAATTTAGCAAAAAACTTGTTGCCTATTCCACTGATATCGGGATGATGGAGATCACCTTGTTCCCAACTGTTGGCAAACAATGCTTCGTTAACTATGCAGGGATTGAATAGGTAAACTTCGTAATCCGGATTGTTAGCAATATGATCTAACACCTGTTGACCTGACAGATTTGTTTTTTCTCGAAACTTCCAGCTGACATATCCCCATAGATCTAAATTTTCCTCTAATCGTTGTTCATGGAATCTATCCCAGACATCCCACTCTCGAAGTTCTGGGCGAGGATTGGCTGTATTATCCAATGGAGCGAATTTTGGATCACATTGATCCCGTAGTTCAGGTTTAAAGTATATTTGAAAGATTTTTGTGTTGTTTGACGTAATCATTGATGTCCTCTGTTAAATCTCTTGATCTAGGAATGAATTCATTTTCAAGCCTATAGGTTAGCGTTTCTTTATTGGTTATGTGATGGAATCCCCAACCTCGTTGGCGATCTATCCATGGTATCTGTGTCTGTATCTGTAGCTTACGAGCGATACCACCATGATCAAACGGGCACCAACCATAGTAAAATATAGCCAAATCCATATTGCTGTACATATTATAATGACGACCTGGCGCCATACATTCTCTTGTGCTCTGTATAGGATAAGGTATGTTAGTATTATGTAGTCTGCGGCTGCGGCGTTCTAAGAAATCACGATCGCTGTCGCGGAAGCTAAATCCATTGCGGTATTGTTCATACAACGGCGAGTCTGGATTAGCCGTACGTGTCCGATATTCTGTATCTACCATAAAGATACTTGGCACATATATTTCATTTGGTGCGTCTGTGTCCATCACCGTGTAGTCACCAATCAACTGCTCTGTTACGTTGAGACAGATCTTCCAACCTGTGATTTCTCTTTCAAGCTCGTTAACTTCAACATCGATTAAGTCTGCTTGGAAATCATTGTTGCGGCTGGTGATGATGTCCCAAGTAGGGCAAATTTCTTTGATGATTTCTACACTATGATCAGTGCTGTGGTAATCGATCATTACACCATGATCAAATATCTGCTTATGGTGATTGAGGAACCACGGCAACAGATATTCTTCGTTATAGAAATGACTGATTAAGGTTTTCTTCATTACTAATCCTGTTTTGTAATGCGTTGATGATGTTCTATAATAGGTGCGATTTCCGCTCTCAAATCTCTACTCAGAGGTCTATGTTGTTCTCTAATCCTTGATCTGGCACCATCTTCATCGGCTGTATGATGGCCAGCCATAGCGTCTCTTTCGGTTTCTGAAATTTTCCCATAGATTTGGGTTTTTCTTTTAATCGCGGCCGGCGACACACTTGCATGACCATAATAAAAGATCACTAGATCTTTAAAAGATTGAGGTCCACCATGAAAATGCCTACCGGCCGAGTATTTTACTGGATAGTTGTGTATGCTGCGGTTCATTCTACCCATAGTACCACCTTTCATAATGCCGTTATTTATAAATTCATCGTATCCCCAATGGCATTGTTTGTGTAATGGATAGTTATAATCTAATATTGTTTGCCCTTGATCAGGATTTTCCATGTCAACAAAAACATAATTACCAACAAAATACTGTGTCGGGTCCAATAACTCTGCAAGATGATCTGTATTGCCGTACAAGAATTCAGTGACATTAAGACACATGCGCCATCCACCTAACATTTTTTCAATGTTCATGACTTCTTCGTCGACTTCAGCCGCATTAAAATGTTTGTTACGTGTATAACGGATTTCCCAGTCTGGACAGATCTCACGGATAATTTCCATGCTGCGATCAGTGCTGTAATAATCAATCATGATGCCATGATCAAATACTGCTTTATGATGCTTTAACCACCATGGTAATAAAAACTCTTCATTGTAAAAGTGACATACAACTGTTTTCATTACTCTACCTTAATAGTCGGAAAGTATCGAATAAACACATCACCTTCTTGGTCACGTTTAGTCTTAATTTTGCTACGGATTTCAGTGAAGAAATTCCAAGCCAATGGTACAAATGCTACCTTAACATCTTGACATTCGTCTAACATATCAATATCTACTACAGGTATATTACTACCAGGACAGAACAATCCCTGTTTTAGAGGATTGTCATCTATGACGAAATCTAAGTTAATATCGCCAAAATTGATCAATGTCATGCCCTTGGCCGCGGCGCCATAGCCCGCGATGACATATCCCAGACCGCGATAGTGTTGAATAGTCTCGTTGAGATCTTCCACGATAGTATAGCAACGATCAGCATAGGTCGAATAGGTATTCATATCCTGCAGACCTTGTTCTCGTTCTTGATCTAATTGGAGCTGTACTGATTTCCTAGCACCAGGAACTTTGCTAAACACAAATACATAACTATTTCCATGTATTGGAGTTTTAGTTATGTCGATTATGTGCAGTCCGGCACGTTCAGCTAGAGCTGTCATCGACTTGCTGTTGAAGAAACTTAGGTGTTCATGATAGATAGTGTCAAACTCATTGTTCTTGATCATGTCAGCCTGACTGGTTTGTATGAATAAACGACTCTTGTCGTGCATGATTTCTTTACACTGTTTTAAAAATTCCAATGGATAGCTGTTGTGCGCAAACACATTCTGCGCTGTGATGATGTCTAGATTCTTGCTGCCATAATGATAAGCATATTTGTCAGTGAAATAATCGCAGACCACGTCGTGGTTAGCTGAGCTCAACGGATGTAGGTTTTCAGCCGGATCAACACCATAGGTCTTTAATCCTAGAGCTTTGAATGAATTTAATTGACTGCCGTCGTTGCAGGCTATATCTAAAACTGTTTGTGGCGGAGTCTCAAAATATTCTAAGGTACGTTTAGCGAACCAATCGAAGTAGTCACGGAGTGTCTGGCTGGTGCCACTTACATATAGATAGTTTTTAAACAATAAATCTGGATTTACTGCGTGGCTTAACTGTAGGTGTGTGCAGTCTTCACAGATGTTCAGCTTCAGCGGAAATAACAATTCCTCATCTTCCGCGGCTTTCTTAAAGCTGTTAGCCATTGGTTGTTCTTTTAGATCTAATACTAGTTTTAATCTCTCACTGCCACAACACAGGCATTCTTTTAATTCTTTAGCATCTTGCATAATCTTGTTCCCGATTATAAATTATATATTTGTCTCTCCATTGCGGAGTTGATTGTTCATAACTTTCTATTAAACTATCTACTATTGTAGCAGGTGTAGCAGTAAACGTAAAGTCAAATGTTTGCTCAAATAGTCTAGTATCTAATGCAAAATCATAGGCATTCACAGTAGTGCCTCGATCAATGATTTCAACACCTAGTTTAGCACTAACTGCCTTGGCTATCTCACCCACTGTGGCATTGAAACTGGCAAGATTATAAATGCCCGGTACTGGTCGCTCAATACAGCTATTTACAGCACGGCATAAATCTTCTATGCCTAACATAGCACGGCTAATCTGCTTGTTCATTACCTGTATACCTGTGCCCATTTGTACGCTATGGTACATACTGTTAATCATAACGTCAACACGCAGGTTAGGTGCCCAACCATTGACTGTGCCAAAGCGTAGACCAATTACTTGACGACCGTTAAGGTTGGCTATGATTGCTTGTTGATCCAATGCGTATTTGGTAACATCATAGTTATTAACTGGCACAAATATCTTGTTAGTTTCTTTGTGTCGTTCACCGGGGGCACTGTTACCATAGACACTTGCTGAACTAGCATAGATAACCAATTGATCATCTAATTTTTCTAATAGGTCTGTAAAGTTAGTTACATTGTTTAACCATGGACCCGGCAGTGCACCGTTGCAACTAGGAACACTACTGTGTCCAGCTAGGACCACAACTACTTCAAACTCTGCTAGTTCTTCTCTAGTAAGTTTTTGATAGTCTCTGCGGTCACTGGTTTCATCATGAGAAAACCAACAAATGTCGTTGGTCTTAACAAAATGACTTTGTCTTAGTACTTGGCGTAACCTAGATCCAATGTAACCATCGCCACCTAGAATTAATACTTTTTTCATTAGTCAATGATCATCATGCCATTAGGAGCGATATTACCCATTAGTCCTACTGTTTCAATTTCAACTAATTGGTCTCTTGGAATAAACTTACTCATAGCATGTTCATTGTCAATATACTTGCCTTCGTTAAACAATTTAATCATGGTCTCAATGATATCTTTATACAACTGCATAGCATTCGATATCATAGCAGGAGTAAATGACCATAGACGTGTTTGTAATAAGGTATTAACTCCGGTATCAGCTGGATTGATCCAGCTTGGTTGTGCTCGTTTAAACACGTATTTGTCTTTAGTATCAGCGTTGCTGAACTTAGCAATATCAAACTTGTCAGTTACTTGATAGCGACCACTGAGTTTAAAAATACGATCAGCATCAACAATAACTTTTTTCATGTCTTCATCACCGTTGATATAAGTCAATGCCTTCATCATACCTAGAGCTTCCATGGCGTTCTTACCAATGTCATAGTTGGTAACATTGGCATGGAAGTACTTGATATCATCATCGTCACTGTTGTCGATATAATAGTCGACCGTGTCGATCAGTTCTTCAAACTCTGCGCTGGTATCATTCTGCACATCCGTTTTGCTGTTGTCTACTAGAATGATGACTGCCCCAGGAATATATTTCTTAGCACTCTTGGCCGTTTCTAATGTCTGCTTGATACGTTCTACAGGATTATAGATACCATAGTTAGTATACACTGCCGATGTTAGTAATACGATATTTTTCATAGTTGTCCTTTATTCGCAACGTAACCAACGATCGTTTTTTAGTGTCCACTCAACCACTTCACCGATACGTTCTGTTAAACTAACCTTAGGTTCCCAACCTAAACTGCGCATGTAGTCACCGCTAAGAGCATAACGTAGGTCATGTCCTGGGCGTGAGCTATGGAAGTCAACCATTTCGTACTTCAATTCTTTTCCTTGCGCATCAGCGATAATCTGTGCTAGTTGTAGATTATTGATTTCTTGCTTGCCTACTAGATTAAACTTAGGACATTTAGCATCACCGTAGTCTGCTTCTAATTTGTTACTATCTAATCCCAACAAGAACATCATAGCATCTGCTACGTCCGCCGCATGGATATAGAAACGACTGCCCGGAATAGTACGGGTTGCGTCACTGTGGATAGTGATAGCATCGCCATCGTTTACCTTACGGATACACATTGGAATAAACTTTTCTGGGTGTTGGCGTTGACCAAACACGTTCATGGTATGTGTGATATAGATTGGCATCTTGTAGGTATTTTCAAATGCCACTGCTAGTTCTTCACCTCCAGCTTTGGTCGCTGAATATGGATTGCTTGAATTGTAACGATCACGTTCAGCGTAATTAACACCGTTAGGTGCTGGACCAAATACTTCATCGGTTGAGAAGTAGATGAAACGTTCTAGATTTTTTAGTTTACGAGCAAACTCTAAGATATGGCCTGTGCCTACTACGTTGTCCCATACAAACTCCATTGGGAATTCGATACTGCGATCAACATGGCTACCGGCGGCTAAATGTAAGACGTAATTCACATCACCAATATCTCTGGCTACCATTGGATTTAGTTCTGCCCGTAGATCATGAAACACGATCTTCACACGCTTACGTGTTTCTTGATCAAAATCAGTCATCATATCTGATAAGCGATTTAGATTACCCGAGAAGTCTAGTCTGTCTAAGCTGACTACGTTCCAATCGGTATTTCTTAAAATATTTTCAATAACGTGGTGTGCGATAAAACCCGCACCGCCAGTCACTAAGACGGTTTTTGACATTGATTTCTCCAGTTTTCGTTGAATTTTACTGCTTTTTGATATTTATTCATACCAAAATAGGCGTAAAAATTATGCTTCTACTCGGTCTGCTACTGTGCGTGCTACCTTAGTTTCTACGTATTCTTTGATAAACTTTATAGCTTTACGGCTAGTATCAAAAACATACTCACTAGTTTCATCTTCTTGTGTTAGGATCACTACGAATCCATTTGTTACTTTACGAATTTCAATTGAATCAAACATGATTTACTCCATAATTATAGAATGTTACTGTAATACTATAGCATGATATCAAAATTAAGTCAAGAAAAAAGGCTACCTAAATAGCCTTTTTTTTTTGATTATGCTATTAAAACTTAATCATGTAACCTGCATTGTAACCAACGAAGTCACTGGCACCATAGCTACGATCAATGCCTAATGTCAATGCTTGATCTTTAGCGATAGCGTATTCAGCACCAAATCGCACTGTGTTTGTTTTTTCAATGTATGAATCATTGAACGCATCACGGAAACGGTATCCTGCTTTAACTGCTAAGGCATCTGTTAAAGAGTATTTAATACCTGGCTCAACTGAATAGTATGTATAGTCTTGATTTGAAGTAAACTTCTGACCCAGACCGCCACGTGTGTATAATGACACAGCTGGAAGTAGATTATATGAGTATGTAGCACCTGCTTCTAAACGTGTTGTGCTTACACCAGTATCATTGTTCAGACGTTCAGTACGGAACTGTTCACCTAGGTCAATTGTTAGATTATCTAACACCTTGCGGCCAATCGTAAAGTTAACACCTTGTCTATTAGGTGCAGCTTTGTCATCAGCGATCGTGTCACGAAATGTGTACTGGATGTGAGCAAAGTTTTTGCCGTCTTCAGCCATTGCTACTGTGCTAAATGATAGGCCAGCGATAAGTGTTGCGATTAAAGTTTTTTTCATTTTATTTCCTCTCGGTTAATGTTGCAAAAAAGCCACAGAATAAAATCTTGTTGCTTTAAAGCCACGTTTTATTTATATACATAACCCGTAGGTTAAAATATTACTTAATGATCTATTAATAACGATAACTATCAGGTTTATATGGACCATCGATTGCAACGCCAATATATGTAGCTTGTTCAGCGGTCAGTGCTGTCAATTCCGCACCAATCTTAGCCAAATGTAATTGGGCAACCTTCTCATCTAGATATTTTGGTAGTAGATATAGATATCCAGTTTGATAATCTTCAGTGTTGTTAAACATTTCAATCTGTGCTAGAACTTGATTAGTAAAGCTGTTTGACATAACATAGCTAGGATGCCCTGTAGCACAACCTAGATTAACTAATCTGCCTTTAGCCAAGATGATGATCTTATTACCGTTTGGCAATTTCACATGATCTACCTGTGGTTTAATTTCGTCCCAGACTAAATCCTGTATACCAGCGATGTCGATTTCACTGTCAAAGTGTCCGATGTTACAGACAATGCTGTTATGTTTCATCTTAACCATGTGTTCACGAGTGATAACATCGATGTTACCTGTAGCTGTTACAAAGATGTCTGCCTTGTCTGCGGCATAATCCATAGTAACTACGCGATAGCCTTCCATAGCTGCCTGTAGTGCGCAGATTGGATCAATCTCAGTAACCCATACTTGTGCTGATAATGCTCGCAATGCCGCGGCACTGCCTTTACCTACATCACCAAAGCCTGCTACCACTGCTACTTTACCTGCAATCATTACGTCAGTGGCACGTTTAATACCATCTACTAAACTTTCACGGCAGCCATACAAGTTATCAAACTTGGCTTTGGTTACTGAATCGTTAACGTTGATAGCACGTAGTTTGAATGTGCCTTGAGCAATAGCTTCATTGATCTTATGGATACCTGTAGTTGTTTCTTCTGTAACACCACGGATTCCTTCTAATAGGTGCGGATGTTTTTCATGGATGTACCAAGTTAGGTCATGTCCATCATCGAGTAACATATTTGGCTGCCAATCGTTGGGACCACTGACTGTCTGTTCGATACACCACCAGTATTCTTCTTCTGTTTCGCCTTTCCAAGCAAATACAGGTATGCCTTGATCAGCTAGTGCGGCAGCGGCGTGATCCTGGGTTGAAAATATGTTACATGAACTCCATCTAACTTCTGCGCCTAATGCTATTAAGGTTTCTACTAGAACTGCTGTCTGGATAGTCATATGTAAACTACCTGCGATACGAGCACCTTTCAATGGTTGACTTTGTCTGTACTCTTCTCTAACCGCGATAAGACCTGGCATTTCAGTTTCTGCGATAGCAATCTCTTTATGTCCCCAAGCCGCTAAACCTATATCTTTTACTTTATAATCCATATTAATCCTTATGATGTTGCCAAAGTTGATCAGTACCACCTAGGTGTCCCCAGTCACTGTCTACTGTCATTCTACTACTTATACCTCCACGAGGTCTATATTCAATTTCAATGCGTATACGATCTGGTTCATACACTGCCATGAGATCTTTATACATAACATCTAGTGCTCGTTCATAACTTAAACGAGTATCTCGATATTGGAAGATGTATTGCTTGAGGCTTTTTAATTCTATGGTCTTTTCTTTACCGTAGAACCAAATAGTCACGTCACCAAAGTCTGGTTGATTGGCACCACCTAAGAATGTAAATTCAGGTATGCTGATACGTTGTTCGTATCCTCTAGCGGCATTTGGCAGACTTTTAAGCATCGATCGTTCGATGCTATCCCATAATTTTTTTTCCATTAAGTTGCTGTCTCTCTATTAGGGCGTTGACTGGTTGCTGGGTCACTAAACTTACGATTCTTACCAGCAGCTTCTGCGGCTTCTGCGGCGATCATCATATTAAGGAACGTCCTGCGTTCGTGTTTGTCTTGGATACCACATGCTAGTTTTTTACTAGTTTTTGAAAGATTGAAACTTGAGTTAGTTTTTGCCATTTTTATTCCTATCTAAGTTTGTTTAAATATTCTTGACCGATCTTACCTTGATCAATTTCACATAGTGCTTCAACTACAGGTTTATTTGTGTGTTTGGTGCGGTCACCACCTTTTTCAGCAAAAGTGCGTTTATTAGCGATTTCTCTGGCACGTGCGGCGCCAGCCAGGATCATTCGATAACGACTGCCGTCAAATGTTTTTACGCAGTTATCGATATTATATCGTTCTACGGTGTTTACGGTTTTTACTGACATTGATCTACTCCATGATGGTTGAAAATACAGTTAATTATAACAGGAATTTAGATCGAGGTCAACTAATTTTATGATTATACTACTTTGCCTTTTGCGTTTACCAAAACAATGTTTTTGTCGCCACCGCCAATTGCTCTCTTATAAGCAGCAGCATATACACGCACACCAGGTATACCAATGGTAGCAATATTTCTACTAGAATCGTTGCGAATTAACCACATCATTAGGTGACTTTCTGGTATATCTTCTTTGGTTTTTATGACAGCATGAGCATGTATAGTTACGTTGGCGCCATCTTGAATAAAATGTTCAGGTAAGAAAGTTTGGATTATAATACCACCCTCTGGATTAATGTCTCCACCAAATATCACATGCTGTGCTTCTTGTTCTGTGGGCTCAACTACAATTTCTTTATTGAGTTTAAAAATACCAGGTTTATCTGTTTTTAATAGTTTGACATGCCCTTCTTGGCGTAATTTTTTAACCAACACACCTGCTTTAGCACCATAATAAGTATCTGCACTTTCCCAATATTCAGCATTTATTTTTTTGATAGATACTGGTAAATGTCCTCGTAGACTACGTAATACAACATCAGCTTTTTTAACTTCGCCACCTTGTTTACGTGTTCCTGAGCTTCTACCTGAAATGTCTACTTGTGTAACATTTTTAATTGTAAGTTTTCTTTTTTGATCATCAACAAATGTCACATTGGCAGATCCGTGAACTTCAATGACTTTTTCGATCATCTCTGCTATGGCTTTTTCGTTACCAATTCCGGCACTGTTGTCACCTTTTTTACCTATGTCTTTGACATAGATCTTTGTTGGATTGTCTGCAAATACTATACGGCCTATGCTACTACCTAAAGGATCATATGCAGCCTTGGCGGCTTTGAGATTTTTTAATAGAGTTAGTAATACTTCTTTTCTAAAGGTATCTTTGTTCTTTGGAGGAGTATCTACCAATACTTCTATGTTGTTACCCTTGACAAGGGTTTTAAGTTTGACTTTTTTTAGGAACGCCAATATCGCAGGCTCTGGAGCCTCTTGGATTACTGTGCTTTCTACTATATCTCTAATTTTCATGATATAGTATTTATCTGCGTTCTATATCTTCTTCTACGCAGGCAATACCATACTGGATTTCAACTATTTTACAGAGTGTATCGGTGGGATTGTGTAGTTTATGCCAACACTCAGCTTTGATCGTAAACTGATCGTGTCGTTTAAGTTTAATGTGACTTTTAGTAGTAGCATCTTCAAAGTCTACAGTACATGCGCCTTCTGCTACATGCCAGTGTTCGTCACGATCATAATGTCGTTGCATGGTTAGGCTTTGCCTTGGATTAATAGTGAGTTCTTTTACTTTGGTGCCCGGAACTTCATGTAAGACACGATAATAACCCCAGGGACGAATTGTTTTGGGGGCTTTATATTCTTCAAGGATCCAACTACTTGAATTCTTTTTATTATAACCGCCTACACCAAATTCAAACTTAACATCTGGTTCTGACATTTCTGGGATATTATCTGCTGTACGATCACCACCGTTAGCAAAGATGATTTCGCTGTTAGGATACATGGTTTTAACATTACGTATGGCTTCGATAGCGTGATCTTCTGCGTCGTTAAACAAGATACAGTGATCTACCATGCGGAGATTTTCAATGATCTGCACACGCTCATAGCTGGGCATGAACTCGCGGCCTTTTTTACGTTGTAGCCAGCTGTCGCTGTTTACTCCAACTACTAGGATGTCACCTAGACGACGAGCCTCACGGAAATATTCAATATGTCCAGAATGTATAGGGTCAAACCCCCCTGTAACTAAAACAACTCTATTTACCATGCTTATAGCTCTTCCTGGTAGGAGGTGTGCTTTTGATTGTTAATGGTTTAAGTATTCTAGTTTCTTTTGAAGCAGGATTAGCTTGGACTACTGTAGATTTGTCAGATTTGGTTGTTTCGTTAAATATCCCAGTAGTGTCTGTGGGTGCCGGAAATTCCATCTTCGTACTTTGATAGTCAATAAAATAAAGTTCTTTGTCTAGCCAAGGCATGCAAATTTCTTCTTGCTTGAGATACCCGTTAGCATTGATGCTATCAACTATTGTAGGATGTAGCAAATTTTTGTCAGCTAGATCATACCAGGTGGTAGTCAGTGGGTCCATTGGCGCTATATCAGTTTTATATACAGCCATGTTAATCCATGGATCTTGGAATTTCTTTAATAGGTATGCGTCACGACAGTCAAATCCATTGACTGCTAACATGTAGATTAAGTTAATTGGATTATAGTGGAAGTAGCACCCGCTATATCCTCTACTGTAATGCCGATTGTATTCTATACCAGTATGTTGTGGAACGCTTAATAATAGCATACCATTAACAGTCATGTAACTGTTCCATAACCGGATAGTTTCTAGAGGATTTATGCTGTACTGCAAACTATCATGCGCCCAGATTAGATCTATGCTGACTGGGAATAGGATCGGTCGATCATAGATGTCATGAATCTTGTGTATATTCTTGAGATTAGGAACCTGTGCTAGCCTGTCCTTGTTATTATCAACAGCAAAGCAATTGAAGTTATAGGGCTCTGGTGGATTATCGTTATTTTCTAAGGTGGCCCACCAGGTGATGTCTTCACCTGTGCCGCACCCCAGATCTGCAACATGACGTATGCTTTCTAAAAACATGTCATACTGACGTACGGTTTCTAATATAGATAAACTGTGTCTAGCCAATTGATGCGTCCTCCATACCAGCTGTACGTAAACGGGTCACGTGACCCAGCATAAAATTCTTGCTTTCAAGTCCTTTCATGATGCCTAACCAACGATTACGCAGTAATGCGACTTCGTTGATGATAGTTTCAAAGTCAATGACTTCATCCTCGCCATCAACATATTTTTCTACGTCACGACTTGTTAAAGCACGTTGATAGTTTTCTAAGTATTTCTTAAAGTGTTTAGTACGTATCTTGCGTAGTTGAATATTTAGATAGTTGAGAACCGCTTCAATCTCTTGTAACTGATTAAAGCGTCGTTCAGTAATACCGGGCAGGCCAGCAAGATTCTTTTCTATGTTTCCATAGACCCCAACTTCTGTTTTAGCTTCATCCAGTTCTTTTTCATAATGATCAATGAAATCAGGAATACTGCCTAAACTTGCAACTACACGACTATACCACATTAATAATCATCACCGTCATCTTCTTCCTCGGCGATTGCTTCATCTTCTTCATCGCCGAGATACTCTTTAACTGCTCGCTTAAGATAAGCATCAGTACCACCAAAGGCTTTGATATCGCGCTCTAAAATATTATGATCTGCCACAACGCTAATTACATGATCGGCAGCTGCTTGGCGATCCTTGGGATTGATATACTCTTTACAGGTTAACCAAACTTCACTTAATGCATCTAATTCAATGGTCATGCTTCATTCCTCAGTGTGTTAAAATAGGTATAACTTTATTTTTCTTTTTCTCTTTGGCCGCCTTCATATTTGCGGTAAACTCTTCAACATATAATTCTATATATACTAAATTATCGATACTCATCGGATATCTCAATTCTGTTAACAATTTTGACATTTCAATATATCGTCGAAGTCTTTCTTTAACAGTTAATGTGGGGTTAACCCCAACAGTCCAATTACTAATGTTAGAATATTGTGTATTGTGTATTTCTATTCCTAATTCGTCAAACTTCTCCCACAATGGTGTATTTGTATAAAGTACTGTAGTGCCGCCCATACTTGTACCAATGATGGTACTATCTATTAGATATTTTTGATTCTTTTTATAAAAAGTTACAGTATCTTCCCAATCTTCTATGGTTTCTGTAGGATAACCAGTAAACGTCGTGATAAAGTTTTTAATTCCATATTTAGACGACATTTCAAAATGGTAGTCAATGTCGAGATTTGAAAATTTCTTACCCATATGATTACGCACACGTTCACTGCCTGACTCTATACCTACTTGAAGATGATCACACCCGGAATCTCTTAACAGCTCATATAGATATTCCGGATGTTGATCTTTTGGGCGGATAATAAATTGTCCCGAATAAGTCATTGATTCAAAGCCCGAGATTGTTTTTTTTGCGTTTAATATTTCCTGCATGACTTCTTTAAATTGTTTCAATGATCCATTGATTAAGCTATCGTTAAAAAAATAATTAGTACATTCGGTTTCATTGTAATTTCTAATTATTTCTGCTACGATATGTTTGGCACTTCTAAATCTGAATTTTTTCCATATGGATCCAATATCACAAAATGTACATCGACGCACACACCCTCGACTACCGGTTATATTTATAGTAGGTGGTATTTTATTTTTGCTTAAAGTATTTGCATGACCATACTGCATTATATCAATTTTTTTATATGTAGGTAAAATTAAATTATCTAAATTATCGATCTGTGCAACCCACGCATCAGTTAATGTAGATTTAGAGTTTACCCCGATATCAATTTGACCGTGAAGGAAATTACTAAATGCGAAGTCACCTTCTCCTAATACAAAATAGTCTAATATACCTTTGTCAACTAAAATCCTTCCTGCTGTTTTTCCTATTTCCTGTTCGTAACTTATACCGGGACCACCTGCAATAGTTGTTACATTACTTTTCTTTTTTAAAGTAGCTAAAAATTTTTCTGTCCAGGCGATTTGCATGGCGCTTAGTGAAGTAATAGCAACCAGATCCGGATCATGAGCTAGAACTTTTTCTACGGCTTGCTCACTTGCTTCATTGACTATTTTCTCTATTTCTTCGTTGGGATAGACAAATTTCATATTATATGAACAGGCTTCTATCTTAGTCCAAACATCAATGTCATATGTTTGTTGTATAAACAGATTAAGATCAAACAATTCATAGTTAACTTGATTGTGATCACAGATTCCTGCTAAGAAGGCCAATCCTGCAGGCGCCCGATCGGTCGTCAACATCGCCGATGATACTAATACTGCTTTCTTATACTTAGTCATCTGTTTCTTTCAAAATTTTTCCAAATTCTTGATATTTTTTAATCATCTCTTGCCATTTTACACGTGTAGATTTTGTAGGAGGATTATATTTTTCATCATTCTCTGTCTTTTTATCTAATACCCAAGTAATTATTGGAGTTGCAAATGGCCAATCCCATACCCCGTTGACTCCCCAAATTTTAGCTTGTGGGTAGGTTGTATTATTAAATACATACGTTCCTAAATATGTAAACCACTCAGGTAATTTTATACTATCAACATATATATCTAATAATTCAACTAGTTGATCTTTCAATATGTTACCTTGCTGATCAACCATAGTATTATTAACAATTTTACCATAACGTTCTATAGATATGATATGATCGCCATCTAATACCTCAATTGGTACCGTTATTTCTTCTAATTCTGAAGTAAATTGACGGTCTTCATATAAGTCGTTATCTACTAATACCCGTATTTTTGGCCAACCGTTACATTCCGTTAGTTTAAATGTAAATTTTATATGATTCATTTGTATTTAACTTAATCTTCTGCTGTTTCCTCTTGTGTTTGTTCAACTACTTTTGACTCAGTACTTAGCAGGTTGACATTAGATGATAATTCTTTCATTACTTTGTCCAAGCAATCGTCTTCATTGCGTTCCCATGCTTTGCGGAATTGTTTAATAGTCGTTTTATCAGCAAAAGTGTAAACCAAACTGTTACCTTCTTTCTTAAGCAAGTTCTTAGCTTCCAGCATGTCTGTCAAGCCACTGTATGGACTCATACCAGTTTCATATGGAATTTCTACTTGTACTGACTCAAACGGTTTAGCATATCTGGTCTTCATAATCTTACATGCAGCACGGATACCGTTAACTGTTGTAGTCTTATTACCGTCAGCGTCTGTTTTAAGTTTAAGTTTTCGCATAGCTACAACGATACTTGATGCGTAAATAAAGCCTTGTCCGCCTGAAATCTTATCGTCAGGATCGAACATGTCTTGTGAAGCGTATGTGTGATTAGTTGCTACTAGACCAATGTTTAATGAACCAAACATATTCACACAGTTACGAACAAGTGCTGTAAGTGCTTTAGGTTTACGACCCATATCACCCTTCATTTCACCTGCTTCAAACTGGTTAACGTCTGTTGGAGTTAACATCATACCTAAACTGTCTAGAACAAATAATACTTTTGGACGTTCTTCTGCAGGTAATGTTTTGTATTCTTTAACAAAGTCACTGATAACTTTAGCCACGTCATCAATCATAGCCATGTTAAGTTTAAGTAGTTTTTCTTCACTAGTGTCTACACCAAGTGCGTGTAACCATGCTTCATCAAGTGCATTTTCTGTATCAATTAATATTACATAAATGCCTTGCTCTTGTGCGTGTCGAACAATATTACCTGAACAGATAAATGATTTTCCTGCGCCCGACTCCCCAGCAAACACTGTAACTTTACCCATCGGAATACCTTTGTTAAAGTCTCCACTTAGTAAGTAGTTTAATGTATAGTTGCCTGTTGAAATCCAGTCTGTAGGATCGTTAAATCCAATACCTAAACCTTCAATGCTTTTGGTAATCGACTTTCTAAATTTTGATATATCGAATGGTTTTGCCATAAATATTTGCCTCTCTATTAAAATATATAATACTTCTTTACTAATTGTAACATGCTTTTTGGTAAATGTCTAATTTAAACTGTTCATATACCCCTCAACTTGCTTTGTTCTTGTATGTATGCCAATGACTCTGGCGTGCCTTTATTTTCAATTGCTAATTCACTTGGTGTTGTTAGATAAGCGTAGCTATGGTCAATACCGTGTTCTTGAGCAAATGCTACGATGTTTGGCAAATCATCTACGTTTAATACACTTACAGTAGTCCACAGATTTAATTTTACAGGCATTGTTTTATATGTCATTAAGTTTTTGTAGAACTTGTCCCATTTAATTGGCCAACGTACAAAATCATGTACGGCGCCAATTCCATCTAAACTAACGGTCACAGTAATATCAATGCCGCGAGCCTTCAATGGCAACAATTCTTCTAATACTTTACTACAGTTTGTATTAAGCCTGACTGATTTTACATTCTTAGGTAAATTTGCTAGTAAGTGCTTATAATTTTTACTATGACTTGGTTCACCGCCATTGATATCCAAATGAATAATACGTTCTTGTGGTAATTCCCAAAACTTGTTAGCATTGTTGATTTTAATGTATTTTTTATTAGTCAAACTACCAATTTTAGTACTAAGTTGTTCGTTACAGGTTAGACAGGCACTATTACAAACATTGTCTAATACCCCGCCAACTATCAAATAGTCTTTGCGTATCTTTTTAAAAATTTGGTCTCGTTTGATGCTATCTAGTCTGATGCTAGTATTAGATTCTTGTTCTGTTGTTTTACAGCGGTGACATTCCGCGGGCCAAGCATCACGGGACATTTTATCTTTTATATCTACGATCCAATCACTGGATTCTAGTTCACTGTATGAGTTAAATCTAGGACCAGCAGTCATATGGCCGCAACAACCGACTGTGCCGTCAGGATTAAATCTAACAAAATGGTCTAGTCTAGGACAATACATGAGCGCATGCCTTGGGATCTTTCTCTTTAAGATATTTTAATATCTCATCAAATGTCATACTTTCGCCGACTAAGTTTAATAATAGATTATCAATTCTTAAATACATTTCATTGTGTATGTTAGTGGTTAGTCTATCTACTACTTCAGCAGATAATAATGGGGTTTCATTGGGCTTTATATTCAATGGTGTAAAATTTTTTAAACTATCCATGCCTAATAGATGTAGTTTGGTATGTTTGTCAGCATATCTAGTTAGATTGACTATCCAACTGAACTGTGGTGCGTAGTGTCTATTCAAAAATAAATATGTTTCAGCAAAATAAATTACGGTGTCTAAATCTAGTTGTGGATTTTCTTGTTTAGTATTATAGACGTAAGTGTTAAATCCTGAAATAAATCGTTCTTGCGGATTTCTTATGATTATGTTAATATCAGATAATTTTCTTATCTGCTCATTGAATAGAATCTTTAGTTGTTGAGCTTGTGCGTATTCGGTAAGACTACTACTACCATTTTTAAAAATGGGGTAGATGTACCGTTGTGAAGCTTCTATTTCTATAACTTCACAACGGTTTGGATAGATTATGTCATCTAATCTACTCAACATCTAGATTGTACTACTTAGCTAGTCTTCTGACGGTTACGGATCATCGCTAGGATGTCTTCAGCTCTAGCCGCGCCACCTGCTGGAGGTGTTGCAACCGGTGCTGTAGGAGCTGCTGGTGCAGCCTCTGCGATCACGGGTGCCGGTGTGTCTTCAATTTCATGCACATCACCATGACCATCAACTGTCAGTGTAGGAGCGACCACTGCTGGAGCAGATGATTCAGCTGTAACGATCGTTACGCCTCTTGGTTTGTAGTAGTTACCCCAACGATCTACGTCATATGCTTGACCATCTACTGATGCTTCAAACATTTCTTTCATAACTTTAAGTTCAACTTCGCTAGGTTTCTTAGGTAAGAAATCTTTCAAGTTGTATAAGCCATGAGTTTCGATCGCCGCAGCTTCTTCTGCTGTTAGTGCAGATTCTTTGCGTGACCATTTACTTGTTGAGTAGTCAGCATAACCACCTTTTGATGTTTTAGTAACTGTAAAGTCTAAACCACCTTGATAGTCTGTTGGAAGGTTTTCTAGTTCTGGATCTAACAATGCAGCTTTTACTAGATTGAAAATCTGTGGGCTGATGATAAATCTACGAATTGGGTTTTCTGGTGTCTTGTCGTCTGCAAGTGGATTCTCACGCACAAAACCTTGGAACAAGTATGATCTTTTCTTCCAATACTTACGACCCATTTCTTCTAGACTTTGGTCTTTAAACCAAGTACGTACTTCTGCTAAGATTGGACATGCTTCACCCCACATCTCAACGCATGGTACTTGAACTGTGACTGGTTTACTGTCTGCTTGGCCTTTGACGCCAGCAAATGGTAAATTGATCATTGCTCGTTCTACCCAAAAGAATGTGTTTTTTGTGTCTGCGTCTGGAAGGAATCTAATGCGAGCGTTTGTGCCTTCTTGGATGTTCCAGTGTGCGTAGATAGCGTTGTCGCCACCACTTTGTGAATTACCGCCTGTGC